CCCCCATCCCCCGCCAATGCTGTAGATTCCGAAGGTGCCTGCGCGATACCATGCGAGGGTGGAGGTGCCGAAGATGGCGAACGACCTGGATAGGAGGACGAGCAGCGGCGGGCGGAGCGCAAGCTCGGCGACCGCCCGCCGCGCACCACTGGAGGTACGCGTTATGCCGAGTGACCTGGAAAGATTGGATGCCCTGCTGGCCGAGTGCGTCGAGGATCTGGCCGCCGGGCGGGGAGTGCCGAAGGGCCGTCTGGCGGCCCTCAACGAACTGCTGAAGGGCCACCCCGTGGTGGACGACGCCGTCTGGGTGTGGCTGGTGAAGCGGAGCGGGCGGCTCGATGAGGACGACGAGGAAGGAGGTGCATCGTGAAGTTCAAGCACCAACTGCGTGAGGGGAAGAAGCTGGAGGCCGTTCGGGTGGAGATGCCGGTCGCCGAGGCCGAGCAGTTCGCCATCCGCCTGGCCCGCGCCGCCGTGGAGGCCGCCGAGGCGCACGGCCCGACAGCGACGGTGGTCATCGACCTGGTGACCGGCTCCCCGCCCGGAGTCATCAACAAAGGAGGTGCATGATGAAGACCAAAGTCTTGACGCTGGACCTCGCCGGCCGGGTGGTCAAGGGCGTCAGCGCCATCGTCCACGTGCGCGTGCCCGCCGACACCACGGAACCCGAACTGGACCGGTTCCTGGCCGAACTGACCATGCTCGGCGAGTGGCGCGACGCCGATGAGAACATCGAAGACCCCGTGGACATCGACCCCACCGAGTTGGCGGTCATGGACGAGAACGAGGGCGGCTACCGGGTTGACGCCACCTTCGTGCGCGACGAGGACGGCACCCTGCGGATGGTGGGCCAGCCCCCCGCCTGACACCCCCCGGGGCCGGGCGCGGTGCCCGGCCCCACCCTCACCGCTTCAAGGACGAACACCATGCCCCGCCAACGCCACCCGGCCCACTTCGAGCCGATCTGCGGCGACGACGCCTACCAACGCCTGGAGCACTTCGCCGACAGGTTCGCCAAAGGCCGCTACCTGAACCTGTTCGGCTGCGGGCCGCCGGGCCGCATGAAGACCAACGTCTTCCGCCGGGCCGTCGAGGGCAAAGGCGCCCTGTGGGTCCGGGGCACCAGCAGGCCCTTCGACATCTTCACCCAGACCATGAACTACTGCCGCAAGCAACAGGAGGCAGAGCAGACCGAGCTTATCGTCGTGGACGACGCTGACCGCTTGTACGCCCACCCCGACGGCCTGTGCTTCTTGCGGCAGTTGACGGACACGCCCAAGCCCTGCGAAGTGACGTGGAACAGCCACGCCCTCCGCCCCGAGGACAAGTCGTTCCAGAGCAACGCCAGCGTGGCCGTCATCGCCAACGGGTGGACGGTGGGCGGCGACCAGATCGAGTCGCTGGAGGACCGGGGGCGCCTGCTGCTGTTCTCGCCGCCGCCCGCCGCCCTCCACCGCCGCCTCGGCCTGGAGGACTGGTGGATGTCCCAGGTCGGCGCCCAGGAGGTTTACGACTTCGTCGGCGAGCACCTCACCTTCATCCGCCACGAATACGACCCGACGAGCGGGGACCTGGCCCGGGGCAAGGGCCTCAGCGTTCGCCTGTACCGCCTCGCCCTGGAGGCCAAGGACAACGACGAGGACTGGCGGGAGTACGTCTTGCGGCACTACCTGGACCCGGTGGACGTGGCACTGCTCTGCATCGAGAGCGACCCCTACTTCCGGGACGCCAGCGCCACCGACAAGCTGCGGGCGTTCCGGACCCGCACCGGCAAGGGCCGCACCGCCTACTACGAACACCGGCGGCAACTGCTCGGCCGCCTCGTCAAGTCGGGCAGCAACAGCGACCTGCTCGGCCGCATGTCGCTGCGGGACCCCCTCCGAGGCGCCGAGGACCCGCCGCCCGCACCGGCCCCCGCACCGCCCGCACCAGGGCCCGTACCCGGTCGCTGCGTGGAGTGCGGCTCGCCGCACGTCTGCACCCGCTACTACGTTGGCAAGGTCCGGCACGACCTGTGCTCGGGCTGCTACCGCCCCGGCTACCACGCCGACCGAGACGCATAAGCCAGTCCGTATTTCCGGGGGTTAACGGCCATCCCCCAGCGTTCCCGAGGGCCTTTTACGCCCGTAGGGCCTCGGGCCTGGGGTGGCCCGGCGAACGCCTCCCAGGGCCATCCAGGGCCCGGGAAAACGGGTCCTTGCGCCCTACCTACGGCATGCGACTATCAAGCGGATTAGGCCCCGGGGCAGGTGCTCCTGGACCTGCGGGACCGAGCGGGCCGAGGGGGAGCCTTTGGTTTTCGGGGACGACCGCCCCTGGCACCGTAACGGGGGCACTGGCCGGCGACTGGTACCTGAACACGACGACGGGCGACACCTACGAGCTTGTGGTGTCAACCTGGACCCTGGAGGGCAACATCATGGGCCCGCCGGGATCGACCGGGTTGCCCGTCGGCGGCACCCCGCAGCAGGTGCTGGCCAAGAACACCGCCACCAGCGGCGACGTGGGCTGGGCCGGGCCGATGGTGCCCCTCGCCGGCGCGACCATGACCGGCTTCCTGGTCCTCAGCGGCGACCCCACCGCGCCCCTCGGGGCGGCGACCAAACAGTACGTGGACGCCTCGGCCTCCACCACCCTGCCCCTGATGGACGGCACGGCGGCCGTGGGCGTGGGCACGACCTTCGCCAGGGCTGACCACGTTCACCCCAGCGATACCAGCCGGCTCGCACTCGCCGGCGGGACCATGTCCGGGTTCCTGACGCTGAACGCCGACCCCACCACGCCCCTCGGTGCGGCGACCATGCGCTACGTGCAGGCTTCGGCGGTCCAACCGGCGACCGTCCTACCCCTGATGGACGGCACGGCGGCCGTTGGCGTGGGCACCACCTACGCCCGTCAAGACCACGTTCACCCGAGCGACACGACACGGGTTCCGCTGGCCGGCGCCACCATGACCGGCTTCTTGGTCCTGAACGCCGACCCGACCAGCAACCTCGGTGCGGCGACGAAGGAGTACGTGGACGCATCGGCGGTGCCGCCCGCCATCACCACGCCCTTGATGGACGGGACGGCGGCCGTCGGCACCGAATGGCTCTACGCCCGCGGCGACCACGTGCATCCGTCTGACACCTCACGGGTGCCGCTCGCCGGCGGCGCCATGACCGGGCTCCTGACCCTCAGCGGCGACCCCGTCACGACGCTGGGTGCGGCGACGAAGCAGTACGTGGATAACAACCTCACCGCCGGCCTCAACACCAAGGTCGCCAAGGCCGGCGACACGATGACCGGCTTCCTGCTCCTGAACGCCGACCCGACCGCCCCGCTCGGTGCCGCCACGAAGCAGTACGCCGACAAGATGGTGCCCCTCAGCGGCGGCTCCATGAACGGCCTGCTCTACCTGTCCGCCGACCCGTCCCTGGCCCTCGGCGCGGCGACGAAGCAGTACGTCGATAACAACCTGGTGACCGCCCTCTCGGCGAAGGTGGCCAAGGCCGGCGACACGATGACCGGCCTCCTCCTGCTGTCCGGCGACCCGACCGCCGCCCTCGGTGCGGCGACCAAGCAGTACGTGGATAGGATGCTGCCCTTGTCGGGCGGCTCCATGACCGGCGTCCTCACGCTCCAGGCCGACCCGACCGCACCGCTCCAGGCCAGCACGAAGCAGTACGTTGACTCCCAGATCGGCGCCGCCAACCTCTGGCAGGGCACCTACAACGTCGCCCAGAACGTACCGAACCTCTCCACGATCTCGCCCCTGAACAACGGCTACTCCTGGACCGCCACCACCGCCAACCCGGCCGTGCCCGAGGCGATGATAATCGGCCTGCCCGGCATCCCGGTGGGGACGATGGTGAACAACGGCGACATCCTGAGATATTCAACCTCGCCGACCCCCAACTGGTACCGGGTGCCGGGAAGCACCCTGACGAAAACCCAGGCCGACGCCACCTACGTCGCCCTCGTGGGCAGCACCATGACCGGGTTCCTGGTCCTGAACGCCAACCCCACCCAGCCCCTCGGCGCCGTTACCAAGCAGTACGTGGACGCCTCGGTGGTCGCGCCGTCAACCACCACACCTTTAATGGACGGCACCGCTGCGGTAGGTGTCGGAACTACCTACGCCCGGGCCGACCACGTCCACCCCAGCGACACCAGCCTGGTCCCGCTCGCCGGCGGCGCCATGACCGGGTTCCTGACGCTGAACGCCGACCCCACCGCCGCCCTCGGTGCGGCGACCAAGCAGTACGTGGACGCCTCGGTGGTGGCGCCAAGCTCCACCGTGCCGCTGATGGACGGGATCGCCGCCGTTGGCGTGGCAACCACGTACACACGTGCGGACCACGTCCACCCCAGCGACACCAGCCGGGTGGCCGTAGCCGGCAGCACCATGACCGGGTTCCTGACGCTGTCGGCCAACCCCACGGCGCCCCTCGGTGCTGCGACCAAGCAGTACGTGGACGCATCGGTGGTCGCGCCGGCCACGGTCGCACCGTTGATGGACGGAACGGCTGCCGTTGGCGTGGGCACCACATACGCACGTCAAGACCACGTCCACCCCAGCGACACCAGCCGCTTGCCACTTGCGGGCGGCACCATGACCGGGTTCTTAACTTTGAACGCCGACCCGACGGCCCCCCTCGGTGCGGCAACCAAGCAGTACGTGGACGTAGGGGACGCCACCCGAGTGCCGCTGGCCGGCGGGACCATGACCGGGTTCCTCACCCTCAACGCCAACCCCACCGCCGCCCTCGGTGCGGCGACCAAGCAGTACGTGGACGCGGCAGCGGCAGCCGGCGGCACGCCCTCCACCACGCTGCCCCTGATGGACGGAACGGCGGCCGTGGGCGTGACCACGGTGTATGCCCGAGGCGACCACGTGCATCCCAGCGACACGTCCCGCCTCCCCCTTGCGGGCGGGACCATGACCGGGTTCCTGACGCTGAACGCCAACCCGACGACGGCCCTCGGTGCGGCCACCAAGGGCTACGTTGACACGGCGCTCGGGGGCTACGTGCCGCTGGCCGGCGGGACCATGACCGGGTTCCTGACGCTGAACGCCAACCCGACGGCGCCCCTCGGTGCCGCAACCAAACAGTACGTGGACGCGTCGCTGGTTGCGCCTTCGACCACCACGCCCCTGATGGACGGTACTGCTGCCGTGGGCGTCAGTACGGCATTCGCCAGGGGCGACCACGTGCATCCCAGCGACACCAGCCGCCTGCCACTTGCGGGCGGTACCATGACCGGTTTCCTCATCCTCAACGCCAACCCGACGAGTCTGCTCGGGGCGGCCACCAAGCAGTACGTTGACACCGCCACGGGCGCTTACCTGCCTTTGGCCGGCGGTACGATGACCGGCGCCAGCGGCATCGCCTGGGGCACGACCCTCGCCGCCAACCCGCAGGATCTGTCCCGGCACATCATGCTCTGGAACCCGGGGTTCGGCTTCTGCGTCACGGGCGGCACCCTCAACTACAACGTTTCCGCCATCAACAACTACCACGCCTTCTACTCGGCCGGACAGCAGCACCTGGCCATCGGCAACAGTGCCATCACGTCGTACTTCCCGGTCGTGCTGCCCGGCAACCCGACGACCGCCCTCCAGGCCGCACCCAAGCAGTACGTGGACGCCTCGGTGGTCGCGCCGGCCACGGTCGCGCCCGTCATGGACGGCACGGCTGCGGTGGGCGTTTCGGCCCTCTACGCACGTCAAGACCACGTCCACCCCAGCGACACGTCCCGTCTGCCGCTGGCCGGCGGTGCCATGACCGGGTTCTTAACTTTGAACGCCGACCCCACCGCCCCCCTCGGTGCGGCGACGAAGCAGTACGTCGATAATGGCGACGCCACCCGAGTGCCGCTGGCCGGCGGCTCCATGACCGGGTTCCTGACGCTGAACGCCAACCCGACCACCGCCCTGCAAGCGGCGACCAAGCAGTACGTAGACGCCGCCGCCAGTGCCGGTGGCACGCCCTCCAGCACGCTACCGCTCATGGATGGAACGGCGGCCGTTGGCGTGACCACGGTGTACGCCAGGGGCGACCACGTGCATCCCAGCGACACCAGCCGCCTCGCCCTGGCCGGCGGCACCATGACCGGCTTCCTGGTCCTCAACGCCGACCCCACCACCCCGACCGGCGCCGCCACCAAACAGTACGCCGACACGAACCTGAACCTGAAGGTGGCCAAGGCCGGCGACACGATGACCGGCGGCCTGGTCTTCGCCAACACCAATGGGTCAGGTTTCACTGACACGTCCAAGCACCTCACGTTGTATACGGGCTATGGTTTCGGCGTTACAGGGGGTAGCCTCAACTACAACGTCGCCGCCGCCGGCAATCACACCTTCCTGGTCGGCGGTACAACGGTGGCTGTTATCAACAGCGTCGGGTCCGGTGTGTCGCTTCTGGCCAACCCCACGGCCGCCCTCCAGGCCGCCCCGAAGCAGTACGTGGACGCCTCGGTGGTGGCGCCGGCGACGGTCGCACCCCTCATGGACGGCACGGCGGCCGTTGGCGTGGGCACGACCTACGCACGTCAAGACCACGTCCACCCGTCTGACACGAGCCGTGTTCCACTTGCGGGCGGGACCATGACCGGGTTCCTGACGCTGAACGCCGACCCGACGATTGCCAGTCAGGCAGCCACGAAGAATTACGTGGACACCGGCATGAACGGCTTGCCGAGCAACACCGCCCCGTTGATGAACGGGACGGCGGCTCCTGGCGTGGCCATGACGCTGTCCCGCAGCGATCACGTGCATCCCAGCGACACCAGCCGCCTCGCCCTGGCCGGCGGGACCATGACCGGCTTCCTGACGCTGAACGCCAACCCGACCACTGCCAACCAGGCGGTGACCAAGCAGTACGTGGACGCACACACCCCCAGCTACGGCCCGACCAGCGCCAACTACACCCTCAGCGACGCCGACGACCAGCGGCAGATCGAACTGACGGGCGCCCTCACGGTCACCGTGCCGACGACGTTCACCAGCAACTTCCACTCGTGCTACCTGGTGCAGATGGACACGAACTCCTCCACCATTGCGGGCACCTACGTCGGCGAAGGCGGCATCACGTCCACGACGGCGAACGCCCAGTACGCCTGTTACGAGATCCGCCGCCTGTCCAACGGCACCGTGATATTCCGTGCGGGCGCATGACAATCTGGCAGGGTGGTGCGTACCTACTTCGTGCGGCTGTTCTAACGTCAAAACGGTGATGCCGGGCAGCCGCACGAGTAGGTGACCGTTGTTCTGAATGGCCCTCACGCCCTCGTTGGGCGTGAGGGTTTTTTCGTTGGCTGGCGTACATAGCTGATGTAACAGAGTTGGTATCCCTGAACGCACGTCCCTCGTTGGGGCGTGCGTTCGGTTTTGGGGGGCCTCCTACGAGCGGCAAGTGCAGGGCGTGTGGCCGCCTCATGGTCGGCCCGGACGTTGTCAACAAGCGGCCGAAGTGTGCCGCCTGCCGGGCCAAGGCGAACGCCGAGGCCAAGGCCGTCTACCGCCGCCGCAAGAAGGCCGGAGTCTGCACCGCCTGCGGAGGCGTTCGCGACGGGCCCCTGCTCCACTGCCCAGAGTGTAGGGAGCGGAAGCGCGCCCAGGACCACCACCACAGACCGGCCTACTACCGCAAAAGGAAGCAGGCCGGCATCTGCACGGAATGCGGCAACGACGCCAGCCCCGGGCGCCCCACGTGCTTCGCCTGCCGGGTCAAGCGGAGCAGGCAAGCGGCGCTACGACGCCGGCGCTACGACGCCGGCGGCCTTTGCACCCGCTGCGGCCGGGAACGGGACGGGCCCGGCAAGTGGTGCCGCCGGTGCAGGGGCAAGTACGGCAGGTAATCGCAGCGTCGCGCTCTACTATACGCATGGAACTACACGAAGCCACCATGCTCGAACTGAAGGCGTCCTACTATGACGCCCTTGTCCTCCAGCAGCAGGCCGAACAGCGGGCCCAACGGGCGCTGTCGGCCATCAATGCCGAAATCATGCGGCGGGTCCAGGAGGGCACGAACGCCCCGCGCATCGTGCTGCCCGGCGACGACGGCCAGGTGTAAAAAAAACGACGGCCTGGGCTACATATGCCAACGTGCCCATTGCATCAAACTACCGGTACAAGCGCCTTACCCAGGTCACCCTGTCCACCACGCCCACGCTCGTGGCCAGACGAGACACGGACCGGGTGGGGCTGGACATCGAGAACGCCGGCAACGTCAACGTCTACCTGGGCCCGGACGCCAGCGTCACCAGCGCCACGGGCATGGTGTTGCCGCCCCTGTCCTGGCTTGAGGACCGTGAGTCGGACGACGACTGGTGGGGCGTCGTGGCCAGCGGCAGCGGCGACGTGCGCGTAGTCGAAATGTGCGAGTGACGATGCCCAACAAGCCCCCGAAAATCTGCCAGTTCTGCCGCCAGCCCAGGTTCGGACCGTGCCCCTGCCACTCGCACGCACCGTCACCGCACCAGCACCTGTACAACACCAGCGCCTGGCGCCAGCTTCGCAAGGCCCACCGCACCGAGTTCCCGCTCTGTCAGGATTGCCTGGACCAGGGCCGCAGCCGCACCACCGCCGCCACCCAGTGCCATCACGTCGTCAAGCACGACGGTAATACCACGCTGTTCCTGGACCCTTCCAATTTAAAAAGCCTGTGTGCAAGCTGTCACAGCGTCAGGACGGCCCGAGGCGAATGAGGCGGCGACACTCTAACTAGGGTATGCTGAAAGCACCCTTCCCCTACTTCGGCGGCAAGTCACGGATCGGTAAACTCGTGTGGCAGCGCTTCGGCGAGGTGCGCAACTGCGAGCGAGTGTGGTTCAGCCCGCATTGTTTGAAGGCCGAATAGGACCGGCGATTTTTCTGGAAACTTCGCCGCGCCGGCAGCGAACGCCGCACGAATACGTTTTTTTGACCCTTTTTCACCATTTTGGGACCGTTTGGCACTAGAATATGGCATGAAAGACGTTATGGACGGCTGGGACTTCGCCGACGTGCAAACGTGGACACGCCCCGGCGCACGAATAATCAAGAGCAATCTTTACGCTAGAACCGGCAAAAAGCCCTGCTGGTGGGAATACTACACACCCCGCCTGAACCAGAACGGCCATGTTGACACCTTGGAGGAAGCGGTGGCAGAAATTGAGAAGAGGCTGCAACCATGAACAAAGACCAGCAAATCATCGAACGTGCCATCTGGGCCTACGCCGCCCGCCTGCTCGCCCTCAACCAGTGCAAGGCCAAGCGGCAAAAGGACGGCAGCGCCCTCATCGAGATCCACGACGCCCGCCGGCACCTGGCCACGCTGGGCTGGGACAAGGACTTGAACCTCATCTGGCACGACCCGGAGGTGGGCGAGTGACCAGACACGACCACGTCGAGGTACTCCTGGAGGACCTCTACGAACTCCTCCAGTCCGAAATGGATGAGGAGATGGCGCAGTACGAGCTTACCTTGCAGGCCATGACCGACGAGGAGGTGGCCGCCGAATACCGCCGGGTGCTGGAGGGGGAGGACGAATGAACCACCGGGAGTGGACCCTCATCGAGCAGGCCCTGAACGTTTACAAGCAGCGCCTCATCCTGCTCGGCCGCTGCCAGGTGCGGCCCCAGGAGGACGGCACCTTCCTCATCGACCTCAGCGACCACATCACCCGGCTGGCCACCGTCAGTTACGACCCCAAGACCAGCATGTGGCGCTTCCTGACCGAGGAGGACGAATGAAGCAGGCCCCCCGCTGGTTAGACCCGCTGGGCAAGGACTACTGGCACGAACACCGCCCCCACCTCGACCTGGAGCCGACGGAGGAGGCATCGTTCGCAGTGCTGTGTCAAATATACGCCGAGTGGCGTGATTGCGACGAACCGACCAAGAAAAGGCGCCTGGAGGGATCTTACCTCAACTTCGCCCGGCATTTCGGCCTTACGCCCCAATCCAGGGCGAAGCAGGCCCGACCCGAGGCGATTAGGTCCGAGTTGGACGTGTTCCTGGAGGAGCGTGAGACAGCCTGAGTTCCAGGGCCTGCCCCAGAAGAAGTACAACACGCTGGTGATAGACCCGCCCTGGCCGGTCCAGACAATCGTCGGCGGGTACGGCACGAAGTCAAAGTATCCCAACCAGAGTCGCAACAAACGTCCGGATACAATGCCCTATAAAACATTGGACCTGAAGGCTATCAAGTCATTCCCGCTGGCATCGCTCGCCGAGCAAGGCGCCCACATTTACTGTTGGACAACGAACAGGTTTCTGCCGGCAGCCTTCGGCATTCTAGAGGGCTGGGGCGTTCGCTACCACCTAACCATGCCGCTGGTAAAAAAAAGCGGCATAGCACCCTGCAAGGGATACGTGTTCGGCAGTGAATATTGCCTGCTCGGTTTTGCAGGCAGACCCATGCAACCGTTCCTGAAAATAGGGCGACTGAATTGGTTACTAACTGCCAAGCCTGGTTGGCGAAAGATGGGCCTGCACTCTCGCAAGCCCCAAGCTTTCTACGACCTGGTGGAGGAGATGTCCCCCGGCCCGCGCATCGACCTGTTCGCCCGCCGGCCCCGTGAAGCATGGGACGTGTGGGGTGACGAACTGGAGGACGATGAAAGCGCCCCCTCCTAGGACCCGATCTGATACCGAAGCCCTCAAGCTCGGCTCGTACTTCGACCCCCGGCCGGTCGAGCGGGCCATCCAGTTCCTCACCACCTTCTGCAAGCAGTCCATAGGGAAGTGGGAAGGTCGCCCGCTGGTCCTGATGCCCTGGCAGCAAGAATTACTCATGCACCTGTACGGGATGCGCAACAAGGAGGGCTCCCGCCGCTACCGCACCGCGTCGTGCTGGCTACCGAAGAACTCGGGGAAGAGCACGTTTGCCGCCGCCCTGTCCCTCATGGCGCTGGTGGCGGACAAAGAACCCGGGGCCCAGGTCGTGCATCTGGCCAGCACCAGGGAGCAGGCCGGCATCTGTTACCGGCAGGCGTGCGACATGGTGGCCCAGCACCCGGCCCTGGACTCGGTGCTGTGGACCCGCAAGAACATCAAGGCCATCGAGTACGAGCAGCGGCGGTCAACCCTCAAGGTCATGTCCGGCGACCGTGGTACCGGCCATCATGGCTTCTCCATCAGCTTCCTTCTGGTAGATGAGGTCGCCGAGATCGCCTCCCGGGAGATGTACGAGGCCATGCGACACAACGCCATGAAGCGGGACGGCAGCCTCATGGTGACGATTAGCACGGCGGGCAACTCGAAGGACACGGTGGGCGGAGAGTGCTTCGAGTACGCCGAGCGGGTGCTGCACGGCGACATCATCGACACCACCCTGCTGCCCATCATCTACCAGGCCCCGCAGGAAGCCCCCTGGGACGAGCTAGAAACGTTCGTGAGGTGCAACCCCGGCTACGGCGTCACCATCGACCGCACGACCGCCGAGACGCTGCTCCAGGAGGCGAAGAACGACCCTCGCAAGGAGGCGGCCTACCGCACCCTTCGGTTGAACCAGTGGGTGGGTGCCAGCACGCAGTGGTTAAGCTCCACGGCCTGGGACGCCTGCGGGGGCCACGTGGACTGGGAGCAGTTCGCCGGAGCCCCCTGCTACGTGGGCCTGGACCTGGCCCTGCGTGGCGACCTTGCGGCCTACGTCCTCCTGTTCGAGAGAGAAGGACTCTTTTATCTTAAAGCCCGCAGCTTCATGCCCGAACAAAACGCCGTGCGCAAGGAGCAGCAGGACGCCGTACCGTACCGGGCCTGGGCCAAGTCGGGCAGCCTCACCCTCACCCCCGGCGACGTGATTGATTACCGTGAGATACGAAGCGCCTTGCAGGCCGACGCCGAGCGGTACAACCTGGTGGAGGTGGGTTACGATCCTTACAACGCTTCGCACCTGGTCCAGCAGCTTCAGGACGAGGACCGGTTGACGTGTGTTGAGATCCGCCAGACCCTCCCGCACCTGGCGCCGGCCACTTCTTATTTTGAGAGGCTGGTGAAGGACAAGAAGTTGCGACACGGCGACGACCCGGTGCTCCGCTGGCAGGCGGGCAACGCCGTGGTGCGTGCGGACGCCAACGATAACATATGCGTCCACAAGGCCCGCAGCACGTCCAGAATAGACGCCTTAGCGGCCAGCATCATGGCCCTATCCCGGCAGATGGTGGCCGCCTCGGAGATCGGCAACTACGCTATTTGGTAGCCGCCGGCAGGTACACCACCTCCTCCTCCACCAGTTCCACGTCGGGGATCTCGTCCCGCTTCGCATACCGCAGGAAGGCGTCGGCCCTGGCAAGGTCACGGGTCGCCCCCATGCCGCTGCACCGCAGGACGCCCTCAACGTACAGGTAGGCCACGAAGTCCCCGTCCAGCCATGCATAGTCGTAAGTGAACATTAGAGGTCCTCCTCGTCGTCCAACTCGTCCTCGTCGTCGTCCATAAGGTCCATCACGCACAGGGCCGGGCACGCCACCGACAGCACCACCCAGCCCACCTGCCCCACCCACCACCAAGCAGTCTTCATGGTCGTCTCCGTTAGCACTTCGTTTCGCCACCGCCATACGTAATGCACTCCCCGTGCCAAACGCCATTAGGGGCGCACAATCGCCGTAGAGCCGAGATGCGCCTGGCGACCGCGCACCTTCCTTTACACACGGGTGTAAAGTGTCAAGGCGTTGTCATAAGACGCCTTTACACATGCCTAATCGGCAGGCGATATGCACACACCAGGCGCCGGAAAAAGCGCAGCCCACTACTTAATACAGCATGTTCGATTGGCTTCGGAAATGGCTCCCCGAGAGGCGGAGCATCGAGAACCCGGCGGTCCCCCTGTGGTCCCCGACTGCGTAAACGGTATGCGCCCTCGGCCGGCGACGACCGAGTGAAAACCTCACTGTATCGGTGAAAACCCGATGGGGCAACACCGAGGCAACCCGCAAGGGGGTCCGTAACGACTGCACGTGAGGCAGCCCTCGTGGCTGGTGATACAGTCTGGTCAGCAGCTATACATGAAACTGCTGAGGTCGGCAGAAATGACCGGCCCCGCCCGCAAGGGCGAGTAACAAAGCGACACATATTTAGGCGGGCCCCACAGTGCCAGCGGTGTGGTGGTGGATCGCAACACCGTCCTGGGCTACCCCGCGGTTTGGCGATGCGTCAGCCTCATCGCCAACAAGGTCGCCGGGCTGCCCCTCAACTGCTACAAGCGCACCCCCAAGGGCGGCCGGGCCATCGACCTGGACCACCGCGCCGAGTGGCTTTTAGACCACGCGCCGTCAGAACTTTACTCGCCCTTCTCCTGGAAGAGCACCATGTGCCTGTCCGTCCTCCTCCACGGCAACGCCTTCTCATGGATTAAGCGGGACCCCCAGGGGCGACCGGAAGAGTTAATCATCCTGGACCCGGAGAAAACCGGCATCAGCATCGAGGACGGCAACCTCTCCTACTACACCCGCATCGGCAAAGCGTCGTCGGAAATGCGGCGGATCTTGCCCGAGAACGTGCTGCACTGGAAGTGGCTGTCGCTGGATGGGATTGCGGGCATCGACGTGATAGGCATGTTACGGGACGCCTTCGGCCTCGGCATCGCCCTGGCACGGTACACCAGCATCAGCTTCCGCAACCACGGCGCCCCCGGGTTCGTCGTCCTCAAGTTCCCCAAGCCCCTCGACAAGCAGCAGGCGGAGCTACACCGGGACCAGTGGCTGAAGATGCACGGCGGCCTGGACAACTCGCACAAGGTGGCCATCGTGAGTGGCGGCGCCGAGGTGACGCCCTTCAAGATCGACCACGACACCGCCCAGTTGTTAGAGCTTCGCCAGCACGACGTGGCCTGCGGCATCGCCAACATTTTCGGCGTGCCCGCGCACAAGCTCGGCACCCCCATCGGCACCCAGGGCTACAACTCCCTGGCGTCTGAGGAGCAGGCTTTTTTGAACGATTGCCTTGAGGACAAGCTTGTACTCATAGAAGAAGAATGCGAGCGTAAATTGCTGCGACCCTCGGAGCAGGTGCGGGGGAACCGCTTCATCGAATTCGACCGCCGCTCCCTCATCCAGGGCGACCACTCGGTGAAGGTGGACACACTGCTGAAGCAGTTGAACGGCGGGTTACTCACCTACAACCAGTGTGCCGACGAACTCAACCTACCGGGCATCGGCGACGAGGGCGACAGGCTGCGAGTCGCCAGCACGGTTACCATGCTGGACCTGCTCGGCGAGCCGATGGAGGAAGACGACGAGCCGACGCCGTCCCAGCCCGTGGACCCGGCGCAACTGCTTACTCTTGTACAGGGCGAGGCGCCGAAGCAGGAGGGCAAGGTGCCCGCCGACGGCTATCCGCCGGGCGAACCGCCGCCGGGACGCCAGCGGTTGGAGAACTTACACGCCGCCGAGTTGGAGGGCCTGCTCGCCTACGACTTGAAGCGCTGGCTGAAGCGGGTGCGCAAGGCGACCGAGGCGGCGGCCCAGAGGCCCGACTTCAGGGCGTGGCTGGCCAAGGGCCTGGACTCGCACGAGGGCGTGCTGGCCGCCACCCTGGAGGTGGTGGGCAGCGACGACGCAGCGAAGATCGTGGACGAACTCCGGGACGAACTGGGTGCGGTCACCCGGGACCAGGTGGGTGCCGTTTTCGACCGATTGGAGGTGGCGAAGTGGGTGAAGGAAGTGCTGGGAGGAGACTAGATAAAACCATGAACCGAAGAAACACGAAAACCGAAGTCCGCATGGACGAGGGCGGCAAGACCATCAGAGGTACTGCATCCGTCACCTACGACGGCAGCCCCGGCACGGAATATCAACTTTGGGAGCGGACCTACGAGCGCATCATGCCCGGGGCCTTCGACGCCCACCTCAAGACCGAGCCCGACGTGATGTGCCGGGTCAACCACGACAGCAACCAGATCCTGGCACGCACGTCGGCGGGCAACCTGGAGCTTAAGGCCGACAAGGACGGTTTACACTACACGGCCACCCCGCCGGACACCACGGCCGCCCGGGACCTGAAGGCCAACATCCAGGCCGGCAACGTCTTCGGCTCTTCGTTCGCCTTCGAGCCGGACGGCCCCGAGGGCGTCGAATGGAAGGAAGAGGAGGACAGGACCGTGAGATACATCCGCAAGGCAAAGCTCTACGACGTGGCACCCGTTACCGACCCTGCGTACCGCGACACGACCGCCTATGTGCGCGGGGCCGAACGCACCTTCCTGGAAGGGGAGTTGGAGACGCACAAGCGGCACCTGCGTCTGGAGAGGATAAAGGCCAAGGGCGAGTATGGTAAGGTGGACTACGCCGACCCGGGCTTGCAGCCGGACAAGAAGCCTCGCTACCCGATTGATACCCCGGACCACATTAAGGCAGCCCTCAGCTACATTGGCCAGAAGAAGAACCAGGCGCTGTACACCGCCGCCCAGGTGCAGCAAATCAAGGACCGCATCATCAAGGCGTGGAAGGCGAAGATCGACGCCGCCGGTCCCCCGTCTGCAAAAGAAGATTAGCGCACTATATAAAAGTGCATTTGTTTGTTTCTCCCTAAGTGGCCCCCGTGCCGGTTAGCGTTCATGCCGGCACGGGGGTTTTTCTTAGCGACCTTCGTTCCAACGCTTCAGTTGCCGCCGGTTCTCTAGGCGGCACTTGCGCGCCACCTCGGGGTTCTTGGTCAAGGGCAGGAAACGGTTGGGGCCATAGGCTCCGTCGTGCGGCAGGAAGATGAGTAGTCCTCGGTCATCCCACAGCGGCGGGCAGGCGACCTTGGTGAGGCTGCCGGGGTGTGGGGTGATGTCCACCAGGTTGCCGTCGAGATCGCGCCACACGGCGTGTGAGGTGGCGACCACGAAGTCGTCCTGCCACTGGGCGCAGAAGCACCAGCCGTACTGCGCCGAACCGCCGTGCTGGCGGACGTGTTCCCGGACGTTGTCGAAGCAGTGGTGCGCGCGGGCGTGTTCCGCCGGTTCGTACTGCACGACGGTGAGGGGGTGCGGTGAAAGCACTCGCACCGCCTCCTCAAAGCGTGCTTGCTTGATTGGATCTCGCATCGCCAGGACTCCCTCCCCCGTGTACAAACGTCAACGTTGCCCGGTAAGGTTGGCATGCTGTCCATTTTACCTGACAAAAAAACGTCACTCAACCCCTAAGTACAGCAACCAGGTCCCAAGCGACCTGCGAACGTTTACGTCGGAAGGACACATGGCAGAGTCATATCAAGCAGTGCTGGAGATGAGGCAGGAAATCCTGACGAACATGGAGGGGCTCGCCCAAAGGGTCAAGGGCGAGAACCGCAACTACAGCGAGGACGAGAAGCACCTCTTCGATTCTTGGGACCAGGACCAGGAGCGGCTGGCGAAGTCGGCCGAGACCCTGGAACGCATGGAGCGCATCGACGGTCTGACCCGCACGGAGTCGCAGGCCCGCTTCAAGGAGGAGGTGCTGGAGCAGACGCCCGGCGCCACCCAGCGGGGCATGCGCGCCGAGGTCAACGAGCGCAACCGGGCGATGGCCGCCTGGTTCTATGCGGACACCCCGCACCTCAAGCCCGAGATGTGGAGGAGCGCCGAACGCCAGGGCTTCAACTGGCAGTCGCCCTTCCTCGCCGGTCCCATGATGCCACACAAGCAGGCCATGCGGCTGGCAAACCAACGCAAGCGTGAGGAGCGGCAGCAGGTCGGCAGCACCCCCACGGCAGGCGGCGACCTGGTGGCGACCGACGTTAGTTTTTGGGCCAATATAGATATCGCAACTCATTATTACGGGAATTGCTTTGAGTTCTGCACTACCGTGGACACTCGCACCGGTGCGGTAATGCCCTACCCGCTGACCGATGACTCGACGGTCTTCGGCTTCAGCGAGGGCGAAGGAGTCCCCGTCACGCAGAAGGACATGGTGTACTCACGGAACCAGTTGTCGGCGTTCAAACAGGACTCGGGCCTTATACTCGTGTCCTGGGAATTGGCTGAGGATTCTGTACTCAACATGAGTGAACACGTCGCCGAGCAGGCCGGCAAGCGCCTCGGCCGCACGGTGAATAGGAAAGTTTTGAACGGCCCCGGCACGACGGACATCCTGGGCGTCATCGGCCAGCTACCGGTGGGCGCCACCACGGCATCGCCGACGGCCATCGGGTACTTGGACCTGGTGGCATTTTACCACAGTATCGACTACTCGTACCGTCAGGAGGACGGCGCCGGCTGGGTCTTCTCGGACTCCGCCTGGCAGGCCCTCCGTCAGCTTTCGGACAACAACGGCCGCCCGCTGCTGATGTCCTCGTTGGAGGGCATCGTCGTGGACCCCGGCCGGGCCCGCATGCTGATTGACAAGACGTACTACATCAACAACGAGTTCGGTACCGTGGCCGCCACCAACACCGTGGGCATGTTCGGCGACCTGGAAAAAATCATTGTGCGCCGAGTAACAGGAGACACAGAAGGTGGTTACCATCTGGTGAGGTTGAACGAGCGCTATGCCGATAAAATGTTGACAGGTTACTTCGTGTGGGGCCGGTACGACGCCGTCCTCAGCGATGCGGGCCAGCACCCAATTAAGAAGCTGGTCATGCACGCCTAAGCCACCTTACGGGGTTGTCGCCATTGTCACCCCGGAAGACGAGAACCCGCCCGCCCTCCATCGGGCGGGTTCTTTTTGTATACCGACTACATACCTTTCATGTACAGCTACCTCGTCCTCAACTCGCAGCAGCCCTTCAACGGCCTGTCCCTCGCCGATCTGAAAACTCATCTTAATGTGGTGGCCCTCGACACCGACGCCTACATCGCATCACTTCTGCAAGCTGCTGTAAGCTACTGCGAACGGCGGTTGCAACTGGACCTGCGGCCCACGACATGGACATTAGTCCTCGACCAATTTCCGTTATACGCGCAGTTCAATTGGTACGATAGATGGGGCAACTACGTATATGCATATCCTCAAGTGGCGGAGTTCGCCGTGGGCAGACTCACGCAGCGGTGGCAGGAGATTTACCTGCCCCGGGGCCCGGTCAGCACGGTGTCGTCCATCACCTACTTTACCACCGACAACGTGCAGACCACCCTGGACCCGGCGGACACCACCAACGGCTGGAACTTCACGCAGGCCACCTACCAGGTGGGGAGGGTGGAGCCGAAGTTCTTCTGGCCGCCGGCGTACCCAAGACCGGACGCCGTAAGCATCAAGTACAGCACGTCGTTCCCGGTGGTCCCTGAGAGCGTGCTGCACGCCATCCGCCTCTTGTGCGGAAGCTGGTTCATGGCCAGGGAGGATATGGCCTACGGGCCCAACAGCGTGGGCAACTACTCCAACGAGGCGGTCGAGTGTCTTCTTTCCCAGTACGTGAACTACCAGGTGGGGTGATAGATAGGTTATGGCGCGGGCGTTAAATGCCGGACAACTGAAGCATCGCATCAAGGTGGAGAAGAAGGACATCACCGGCACCGGCGTCCGTGGGCAGCCCATCTTCACCTGGGAGGTCTACGCCACGGCCGTGCCCGCGCACATCGAGATGCTCTCCGGCCGGCGCCTCGAACTGGCCAAGCAACTGCTCACCACCGCCTCGCACAACGTCACCATCCGCTACCTGGAGGGCCTGACCGAGGAGTGCAAGCTGACGGACGAGTCCGGGCAAGAGTACAACATCGGCGCCATCCTGAACGAGGGCATGCTGAACTTCCAGCAGGTCTGCGTCTGCACCACCCAGAAGACGGGGCCCTGACATGGAAGTCATCGGCGGCCGGGAACTGATAGCGAAGATGGACGCCCTCCAGAAGAAGGACGTGTTCGCCGCCATACGCAAGGGCACCCGCACGGGCTGCAAGATGCTCGCCGACAAGGTGCGCTCGATGACGCCGCAGCGGACGGGCACCCTGTCCCAGAGCGTGAAGGTGCGGGCCCTCAAGCGCAAGAAGGGCGTCATCGGCCACCAGGTGGTCGTGGCGGTCAAGCGGGACCGGGCCTACGTGAACTACTCCGGCTTCGTGGAGTTCGGCCTGACGCACCGGGTCTACCAGGGCCGGCACTTCACCAAGCGGGCCGTGCGGGGCACCGACAAGGAGGCGCTGGCCACGGTCATCGATGCCCTGGTGGAGGAGATCGGGCGTCGGATTTCGTCGGCGGCAAGCTAGATACTGCCATGCTGGACGTGGACCTGCTGGCGAAAATCAAGGCGGTCATCCCCATGCCCCTGGGGCAGGTGGACGCCATCTCCGAGGACAAGGGCGAGCCGCGCTTCGCCCTGCGCCGCAGCAACAGCGACTACACGCTGTTCCTGGACGGCACGGCGATGGGCGGCATGGTCACGTTTGAGTGCGAGATCGCCGGGCTGAACGTGGACACGGTGGAGACGGCCGCCGACACGCTCCGCCGGGGGCTGAACGGCTTCCGGGGCACCCAGGGCAGCACCACCTTCCTCGGCACCTGGGTCAGCGACCAGGACGGCAACTACCAGTTTAAATACTTTGACGCCGACGAGTGGTTTTCGCTGGCCGCCCTGCGCATTGAGGTTCTAACAACCGGATAAGGAGCAAATTACATGAGTGAAGAGATTAAGAAGGCCGCCGCCCCGACGCCGTTCTCGGGTCCCATCCCGGCCCGTGTCCCCGGTATCGGCACGACCCTGGGGGTCGATAGCGCCGGCACCTCCACCTTCGTGATACTCGGCGGCGTGGCCACGGCCATCGACGGCCCGGAATGCACCGCCGACACCTACGAGGGCACGTTCCTGGGCGACACCTACAAGCAGTTCGGCAAGGGCCAGATCGACGGCGGCAACCTGACGTTCACGGTCCTGTACGACAGCACCTGCTCGACCCTGCACGTGCTCGCCCTGCTGCTGGCCCAGTTCGCCCCCATGCCGAACTGGCAGATTACGTACTCTGATAACACGACCGAGACCTTTCAGGGACACGTCATCGGCATGGGCCGCACCGTGTCGGAAAAGGACTACAACCGGGTGAAGATTACCGTGCGGGTCTCGGGCAACCCGGGTTACAAGACGAGCTAAGGACACATGGACAAACAGACTTTCTTCGAGGCAACGAAACCGAAAAGCGCCCTCGTGGAGGTCAACGGAGTGACCGTGCGGGTGCGGGAGTTGAGTGCCAGGGCGCTCCAGGACCTGTTGGAAATAAAAGACCGGGGCGAGTTCCTGGTGCGGCTGGTACTTTCCACCGTGGTGGACGAGCAGGGTAGCCCCCTCTTCACCGAGGACGACGTGGGGCGGCTGCACGACACCTCGCCGCACGCCCTCAAGGTGCTGGCGGACAAGGCCATCGAGCTTAGCGGGTTCGCCGAAAAAAACTGACGGAGCGGGAGACCTTCGCCTTTAAGTTGTGCCTGGCGCTGGGCTGCCCGCACCCGCATAGGTTGGACCTGACCGCCTCGGAGTACCTGGACTGGTGCCGCTTCGCCGGCGAGCACGGGCTGGGCACCGGGCGGGACGACATCTTCTGGGGGATGTGGCTGGCCATGTACGCCAACGCCCACCGCCCGGAGCACAGGGCGCCCTACGAGGTGTACGACTTCCTGCCGTACCACAAGGAGCCGGTGCAGAGCACCGAGCAGGTGGAACGCAACCTGCGGAACGCCTTCACGAAGCTGCGGGCCCTGGGAATGGGAGGTAAGCCATCGCCGTAATCCAGAGTTTGAACGTCATCCTGACCGCCTCGGTGGACGGCTTCATGGCCAGCCTCCAGAAGGCGCAGGCGGCAACGTCCACTTTCGTGTCGGCCATCCAGGCCATCGGCGGCGGCATCGGCGGGGTGTTCGCCAGCATGGTGTCGGCGGCGCAATCGGCGGGCACCAGCATCGTCTCCGCCCTGGTCAACGACCTGGCCATCGGCGCCGCCGTCACGCTGTTCCAGACGCTCGAACGCGCCGCCGAGAGTGCGTTCAACACCGTGGTCGAGGCGACCGAGAAGGCGTTCGAGAGCACCACCCAACTCCTGCACCTCAGCGACCGGTTAGGCATAAGTACGGAGGCCCTGGCAGGGTTCGAGGCCCAGGCCCGCAGCACCGGGCTGGGGCTGGACGAGTTCACCGCCAGCATCACCAAGTTCCAGAAGAACCTCGCCGAGGCGGCCCACGGCACCGGCAAGGCCCAGGGCGCCTTTAACGCCCTCGGCCTGGATGCCACGGAGTTGGCCAAGCTGCCCCTTGACGACGCCTTCGGCAAGTTCGCCGACGCGTTCAGCAAGGTGCAGAACCCCGCCGAGCAGGCCCGCCTGGCGATGGAGGCGTTCGGCAAGTCGGGCTACCAACTCATCAACATCCTCAAGCAGGGTTCGGCGGGTGCGGCGGAGTTCAAGACCTTCGCCGCCGACATCGGCCTGGGTATTTCCCCCGAGCAGGCCGCCATCGTGGAGGATGCCAACCAGGCGTTCCTGCAACTCAAGGAGACGGTGGAGGGGCTGGGCCGCACGCTGGCCGTGGCCCTGGCGCCTTTGGCCGGGGACCTCGCCGACAAGATCCAGGGGTTCGTCGCCCAGTTCACCGGCAAGGTGCAGCAGTGGGGCCCGGTCTTCGCCCAGTTCAGAGACACGGTTTTAGCCGTGTGGGACGCCGTCCTGGAGGCGGGCACCGAGGCGTTCAACGGCATCAACGAGGTGGCCCAGGAGGTGTTCGGCGTCGATCTCATCGACCAGGCCAACGACCTCCAGACCACCGTGCAAAATCTCTTCCTCCGCCTGGAGTACGACGCCCGCCACTGGCAGGAGGTGTTGCGCGTCATGGTCCTCCAGTCCGAGGAGTGGTTCCTCGGCCTGCTCCAGACCGTCCTGGAGTTCGCCCAGAAGGTGCAGGACTTCTTCGGCAAAGACCTGCTGAAGAACGTCATCACCGCCTTCAAGTACGTGGGCCAGGCGCTGTACCAGTGGGCCAAGGACACCTACGAGAACATAAAATCCGGGCTGACCGGCGGGAAGATGAAGCCCCTGGAGATCGGCGGCATCTTCAAGCTGGGCGGCATCGGCGGCATCGAGGTGGAGTACGACAAGCTCGCCAAGATGGTCGAGGGCAAGCGCACCCAGATCGGCGCCGAGTTGGCCAAGCAGCAGGCGGGCCTGAACGCCGGCTTCAACCAGTTCGTGGCCCAGAAGCAGGCGCAACTGAACAACGTCCACAAGGCGGTGCAGAAGAGCGCCAGGGACGCCAACGCCCTGCTGGACACGGTGCAGAAGCAACTGGTGGCGCCCGTCGCCCTGGCCGGCAGCGAGGAGGCCCAGGCGGTCATTGCGGGCGTCGCCAACGACCGCCTCATGGACGTGACCAACAGTCAACTGGACGTGCAGAAGGAGTTGCTGCGCACGGCGGTGGAGAGCCTCAAGCAACTGCAAAAGCTCGGCGGCGAACCGGCCGGGTTCTGAGTAGATACAATCATGGCAGTAGTAGGCATCGCACACGAAGCACCCAACAGCCCCAGCGGCAAGATTAGCCGGGACCAGCGCACCTTCACCCGCACCTTCATCGTGGAGGTGAACTCGGCCTTCGACGGGCCGGCGGTGGTGTACGGGGCCATCGGCCTGCCCCGGGTCTGGCAGCTATACGTCACCCCCAACGAGTCGGACCTCTACGCCCGCTGCCGCACCGTCACGCCCAAGCGGGTGGCCAACAACTCGTACCTCTGGACGGTGGAGTGCGAGTACGAGACGCCCGACGAGAAGCAGGTCATCAAGGAGCAGCAGGGCTCGGCGGACAACCCGCTGCTGGACCTGCCGCAGATCTCCCTGACGCACGAGTCGTACCAGGCGCCGTGCCGCTACGCCATACGCACCACCGACGGCAAGGTGGTGAACGTTCGCACGTCCGCCGACGAGGAATTGTCCCCCCTGCCCAAGCGGGACGAGTCCAGGACCGTGCTGACCATTACCCGCAACGAGGACATTTCAACGCCCATCGCCGCAACGTCGCAGACCTACCTCGACGTGATTAACTCGGACGTGTTCTGGGGGGCCGGGGCCCACACGGCGAAAATCAAGGCGATAAGCGCCAGCCGGGAGGTGAAGAATACCACGGCCCTGGTGCCCATCATCTACCTGAAATGCACCTACGTCATCGAGTTCCGGCGGGACCCCACGGGCGGCACCGGCCCGGCGGTCTTCAACACGGGCTGGGACATCAGCATCCTGGACTCGGGCTACAAGTACAAGGACGCCGCCACGGGCAAGATTCTCAACTTCCTGACGGACAACGGCCAGCCGACGAGGGGGCTGCTGGACGGCACCGGACACAAGCAGACGGCCCTCGACCCCGGCGACCCGAACGGCATCCAGCTTAAGCCCGTGTACTCGGCGGCCCTCCAGATTTACGTGGAGATGCCGTTCGCCGCCCTCAACCTCCCACAGTCCTTTATCCCGGGGTTCTAATGGCCGACAAGGTCTTCCTGAACGCCAGCCAGTCCCAACGCCTGGGACGCATGCTGCACGCCTGGGAGTCGGGCCGGCTGAACCCGCTCCACGACGACCTGGGCGACCCGCTCCAGGGCACCGTGGCCGCCTACATCGTCCACGTGGCGGCGGACATGGCCTCGATGCTGGTCAAGACGTGCTCGGTGTACCGGGTGGATGACGGCCTGGCGGACGGCGACACCGCCACCCTCACGGACACGGGCACGACGGCCCTGGTCGTGAACGGCACGGGCACCACCCTCCCCGCCGGCAACTACCTGGCGACCAGGGAACCGTTCTCCGGGGTGTACATGGTCGCCGGCGCCAGCGAGTGCCTGGACGTGGTCACCGACGTGGCCTGCGTCAACGGCAACTTGGTAGTAACAAAAGAGGCCATCCGCAAGTCGCTGGGGGTGTGCCCGTGACCGTCAGCGTAGATTTCCAACACGGCCTGGGCGACGCCTCCAACTTCGCCCACATGCTCCCGTTGTGGATTAAAAGGGGCCACGACGTGGAGGTCAGTTGCACCCCCGACAAGGAGTGCCTGTTCCGGGCCGCCGGCGCCACCATCGTGAAGCAGGCCCGCACCGTCCACCCCTGGCCGCACCCCGCCGCCCCCGGGGCGCCCTCCCACCAC